TGCTACATGGTGTTGTATGACATTCCCAAAGTGTATCATACAGATATGTTATTATCTTTAGGAATACTTAGTATGCCAAACTATTCTCATTGCGAATCCAAAGTAAACCACACAGATACGCCTTAGGAATATTTCGTATACCGAACTAAAACATAAAATGAACACATGTAAAATCCTAAATGAACAAATGTGCAAAAAATATATAACATATGAGTAATCATTCATATATCGAAAAAATCCCCCGCTACCGTTAAGGCAACAGGGTTATTATAAATGGCTCAACCATGCGGATACACGAGTTACTTATGGTACTACGTGCCGTTAGGTAAAACATAATGATATATGAAGAAATGAGCAAGTGTTCAATTATTGTAACTGTGGATGACTGAGGGGTATACGGGGGAACTGCTGTGTGCTGTTCATTCATGTATGTCCTCAGAAATTTTTTGTAATTTTTCAAAATCCATGGTATACATAAAGTACATGAGGAAAAGGAAAGGAGGTTACATGAGAAGAACCAAAGGTACAGGGTCAATCGTGAGGAGGCCCAATGGAAGATTCAAGGCCACTATCACCGTATCAGGAGGTAAGCGAGTTAGTAAAACATTTGATACACGTGAGGAATGCCAGAAGTTCTTCATGGACATCAAAGGGAAAGACATAAAATACTTCTCCCCTACTACAGTCAAAGAGTATTACAATCACTTCATGGAGATAAAGGAAGGAGTGTACAGAGGGTCTACCATGAATAACATTAGACACTTCTACAGCAAGCATTTGTCTAATAGTAAGTTAGCTACCATACGATTTAGTGACCTAACACCACAGGATATTAACGCTTTCTTCATAGGGTTAGCGTCCCATGGATATGCCACAGCAACCTTAATGCACTGGAAGAAAGAGCTAAAGTGCATACTGGAGACAGCGGTATACGAAGGTTTCCTTGAGAGCAACCCTATGGATTCAAAGCGTATACTAAAGAAATTGAGAGGTGGTAAGCCTGCAAGACCTATACTAACCTTTACGAAAGAGGAAGTGAAGAAGTTATTAGAAGAGAAGAATTTGTCTGTAATACCGAAGATATACCAAGTGTACATTGTAATCTCCCTCATTACTGGAGCAAGACCTCAGGAAGTCTTAGCGTTAACCCCTGAAGATATAGAGGTAGACAAAATACACTTCTCAAAGGCATTGGGATTCAGAGGGGAACTACAGGATACCATGAAAACTACTACTAGCAACAGGGTAGTTCCCATAGACACAAAATACGGTATATGGTTAAAAAATACCGTGAGTACTTCCCCAGTGTTCAGGTCTGAAAAGAGTACTCACGGTTACTTGAATATTGATAATGTAAACGTACAGTTTAAGAAGTACCTTGAGAAAACGTTAGGGAGTTCCAAAGGACACCATCTGTACGACATGAGACACACCTATGCTACCCTTCTGATTACAGAGATAGGAGTGGATGTAAAGACAGTAAGTGTTCTCATGGGACACTCAAATATCGAAACGACACTCAAGTATTATACTCATGCAACACCCACGAACTCCACGGTGTTATCCGTGTAGCATAAAAGTGTCAATAGAGGTGCTTATGACCTCAGGATTACTTTAGTTTGCTAAAGGATTTCTTTCTGTATCCAAAGTTTTCAACGATAATGAACAGCATCGGAATGAGGAACACACCGATAATAGTAGCAATCGATGTCCCAAATACAACAGTAATCCCCATGGTTACTCTGGGTTCCTCTTAGTAGTGCTTTATAGGAGGTAGTTAGGTGTAGTTGTTGGTGCTTTTCCTTAGTGAGTTCCTACGGAGTTCTCTTAGGACTCCAGTTGTGTTCCCTTTGAGTTCCTAAGGTTCTGGGTTCTTTAGGATACTAAAGGACTCCTAACTGTAATACTAAGGAATACTTAGGTATACTAGAGGAACAGAGGAGATACTTAGATATACTTTAGTTTTCCTCTGCTTTCCTCTGTATGTGTGACAATTAACGACTTTGTATATATGTGTGACAATTACCATTTCTTCTTCATAATGTTCCTATTTCTACTACTTCCTACATCTTCTACTTCTCCATACATCATAGAGAACAGACCCCGATCATCATCCAGAGCTGTCTCCAGAAACTCTTCTAACTGTTCATCCAGTCCAGTCTGGTAATCTCTATCCATGACATCTAACCAGTAAGACACAGCCATAGTCAGGGCATCTAAGCGGTCATCGTGTGCCAATGAACCCCTATCTCTACTCAGACGGGTCATCTGGTAAATCAGCGAATATTTCTGTCCCTTTTCCTCATACACGCTGTAATCATCACGAATAACTGTCTCAGCCATGATAATCTTGTGTCTCATCATAACAGGTTCTAAGGTGTCTATAATACGAGCTTCCTTCTGTACTGTGTTCTTCACTTCCTGCACAGCACAGGGGTAAATACTCGTCAGGATGGGCTTGAATAGCTGAGTGAACATACCATCCCCAAAGTTTGCTTCTACGATAATCTCGTTGACTCCATGGATTTTAGCCTTGTTAGCCAGCTGTGTCAACACGGCATCTGAGTAACCATCCTGAAAACCGCCTACTTCTACTACAAATAGATACCCATTCAGGTACTTCACGATAGCGTAGGCAGTCTCGTCAGTACCTCTACCAGAAGGGTCAACAGCCATAACACATCCTGTATACTTAGCTGTCTCCTGACTTCTGCTGTGTTCCCTATAGAAGTAGTCACCCTTGATAGCTACACAAGGTAATTCATTCAATCTATATTCATAACTACTTGTCCAAGACCATTTCAACGAAGTTTCTTCCATATCCACATTAGAAATAATCAAGTCCTGTGTCTTCAATGGATACTTTTCGTAATCAGACAAATTAGTATTCAGTTTGAACTGCAAAGAAAACCCTGCTTTACCGTAGGAAAGTCTACGTTCCTCAATTTCTTCCTCAGGGAATCGTTTTGGATCAGTAGGTCTTCCTGCATACAGAGCAGGGTTTTTGTCGTATGGCTTAGCTATGGACTCTGCTAATTTATCTCCATAATATTCGCGTTCCTCAGGTGTCTCAGGATACACCAATGGAAAAATGTAGCAGGAATATCCACGGTTCTGCAACTCATTGTACAAAGACATTTCATTCTGAGGAGTACCGAGGTAGATAATCTTACTCTTGTTACCTGGCTTTATAATAGCATCAAATTCCTTTACGTCCTCAAACAATTTGTCTCTGCGTGTCTGTGTACTGGAATTATTAGGAATCTCCACGTCGTCTGCAATCAGAATGTCCGCACGACTACCTGTAATCTGCCCAGTAATACCTACAGACTTTACGGAAGGGGAAATATCTGCAATAGCATCCCCAACGTCAAAAAGGTTCTGTGTGTTCCGCTGGCCTTCCCTAGGCTTTAAATCAGACAAAAAGTCTAATAAGAAGATAATCTTCCTGATGAAGACAGCATTAGCATCTGCCCTGTCTTTACTAGCGGATATGATGAGACATTTAAGTTGGGGGTCATTCCAAAGAGACCACACAACATAAGCGCACGTAATGAAGGACTTAGCTACACCACGGAATCCTTCTATAATGTATCGTTTTTCCTGATTCTTCATAAGAAGTGTAGCAATCGCATATTGTATGTCTGTTGGTTCAGGAAGTGCAATTTCATCCCACAGGATAAAAAGGAATTTGCGAAAATCTTTCTTAGCTGAGACTATTTGCTCTGCTGTCCATTGGGTCATCAATAGTCACATCACCACCTTCTTCATCATCTAAAAAGTCAGGAAGCTCTTTGGTAATCTTAGTCACCAATGGAGCTGTAGTCTCAGGAGTAGTCTTTAACTCATTATCTTTCAGGAACTGTCTTACCTTAGCCAAGAACTGAGGGCTTCTTCTTAAGTCTTCGTCCTGAATACCTTCTATGAGTGCCTTTACTTCTTCCACTGCTAATATGTCTAACAGTTCAGGTTTAATCTTACTCATTCAATCGTCCTTTCCATACTAGAAACCTTAATATCATCTGTTGTTTTTTTTTTCCTTAAACACTAACACTGCACTAGGAAATGGAGCACTATTCTTGCTATTGCCAAACTTCAATCTTCCCCTTATAAAGCGAATTTCAGAAGCTCTCATAGCATACAAATGCCACCACTTAGTATCTGTGCGAGAGGGAACGAGACACACTACTACAGCACCAGTACATGATGATTCGTAAGCCTTCTGCATCCACTTAAGAATTTCCTTACCATATGGGGGATTCATCCAACAAATACCTTTCCAATCTTGCTGTAATCCATCATCTACTGAAGAAAAATAGTTCTCACACTTAGCGTTCTCTTCTATAGCACAGACATCTGTAGTGAAGTGAAACTCCTTGTCTAACCTCTTAAATAATTCCTTAGGTGTTTCCCACATCTCACTTTCACTACTGTATAACACACTTGAAATTGCCATAATCCCTCCTCAGAGTGAGAATAATAAAATAAGGAAACCCTCATAGGTATTTACACCTACAAAGGGTTTCCTTTCCGTAATCATCATTCCACTCGTATTAACTTCACATTTTCTTTATTTCTTTTGATGTATACATTAGGATTCATACCGAATCTGTAAGGAAACAATGGGCATCTCTCTATTACACACCATCGTACTTCTGCCTCACTATCACCCGAACATCCTAAACAATATTTTCGTATAGCTTTAGCCATAGAGTTATTCTGAGGTGCATAAATTTTTACCTTCTTAGTCATCTCGTCACCCCTGCTACAATACCACCAAGCAATAAGACAATAGCTAAGTTGCGTTCTGTCTTAGCCCTTTTCAAATCCTTATTCAGTAAGTCCGTTTGCTCTTGCAATTTCTTCAAGTTGCTCTGATAGCTGTTCAAGTAGATTCTCGTTTCTCTCAGAGCGTCTTGAGAGTCTTTCAGCTGTGTCTTGAGCATCTGAGAGTCTTTTATCTGCTGTCTCTGCTGTTCTTGTAGCTCTTTCGTTGTCTTCCTCAAGTTCTTGAATTGTTCTATTGACATTCTCACTTCGTCCTGAGCGTAGCAAGTAGGGACTGAAAACAAACCCAAAGATAGCAATAAGAGCAACGAACAAGACACAATATATCCAAGTTTTCTTTTTATCATACATAGTATCCCCTCTCTATTCGTACCACTCATTCATGTCTACATTAGTTTTCCCAATGTATTCTTTATCACTGTACTGCCAACCTACATATCTCTTAGTAGGGAAGACAGAAGGAAATTCAGGTTCATATGTATAACTAGCTACCCAGAACGGTACATAGTCAGCCAATAAATCAGGGTTTATCTTCCGAGACGTAAAAGTCGAATCAGAAGCATAAATACCACAAGAAAACCCTGCTTCATTGATAGCGCAAATAAAAGCACTACAAATAGCTGTTGTGTCTACATCGTGTCGAAGGGTGCTAGACGACTCCACGTCATACCATACACCAAGTTTCGGCTTGTAATTACCAAGTAAGAAGATAACCTCATTTGCCTCCCTTTTGGCTTTTTCCACTGTGTCTGCATGTGCGTAGCAGTAGACTCCCCAAGGAATACCACGAGCTTCACATTCATACATATGTCCCCACCACGTCTCTTCCAATGAACAACCCTCAGAGATTTTGATGATGACACCTTTTACACCCGCTTCTTCCACAGCGTTCCAATCTATATCACGCTGAAAATAACTTACATCAATGTACTTTTTCATTACCTTTCACACCTCCATCTACATGTTTTTCCTGCGCAATTTTGGCAAGGGCATTACGCAAATAACTGGGGATATAGTGACCATATCCCATTTTGTCTACGTTCTCTACGATACTCAGGGCTTCTACAACTGCGAAAGCTCCAATGAACAACGTGCGTATCGTGTGAGTAGCTAAAGCAGTATCTAGCAAGCAACCTAAGCCAATAATGAGAAACATGACAGCTTTCTTGTATAGCCCCTTTGTTGCAATCGAAGACATAAAGCTATGTGTCTTAAACGATGCAACAATTCCTGTTAACACATCAAAACTTACTAGTGTCACCAATGCTATAATTTGATCGTCCACTCCACCTACCAAGGTATCAAAAGACAACCAACAAATAGAAAAAAGACAGCCAATTTTTACCTCTGTGGCTGTCCATAAATTCCATAATGTGTTAATCATTTTGTGTAGTGTACCTCGTTTCATTTTTCATCTTCCTTTTGCTTCTTTAGGTAAGTCAATGCAAGCTTCTAAGATTTTGTAATATCCATTCATGGCATCATTCTGGTTCATTGAGCTTAGCTTCATTATTAAAT